AGGAAACTTGTCTAGAAGCTTGTTTCCAGAGGAGGGATAGTAACTCATATCCCATCGTCTTATGCAGTGACGACACAACTGACACAGAAAGACTGCGCATCCTTGATGATTTGTTCATCAACTAAACATTTGGGCTTTGTCGTAATCCCACTAACGTTTGGCAGTGATTTTTGGGGTCAGCCAAACAACACCATCTAACAAGCGGGTAAGGGGAGTTGCACCCCTACTTTAAGCTTGGCAAGCTCACGTGCTACTGTTAAACACCATACCCGCAAAGAGGTATCATCACGTCGGGGAGTTTCGAACCTCCATGATAAATCAGGAAACTGGTCTGTCTCCATCTGAATCACTCAGCGTGTGCCTGATACCTCATCTTTTCAACTGAGGAATGTTCTGCAGAAACTATCCTCTGTTGGGACGTGACATGCCCCATCACCGGGGAATACCCTAACGGTGGTGACATCACCGCTCCAGCCATACCTCACTGGAAAGGAGTGTGGACCAAGTTAAGTCGGTTCCACTTAGACTACTCGTGTAGTTTTGGTAAGGTTAACGAGCCGCCGCCTAAAGACATCCGGATGGCGAGATTTGCACTCGCTACAACAGTCTTATGAGAACTGCGCCTATCTACTTCGGCCTCATCCGGTTGGATGCGGAGCCCTACTTCCCGATTGCAGGACTCCTAGTTGATGAAATGTTACAGAGGTGTTCCCTGTAACGTCCCTTCAATTAAACTGTTTGACTAGGTAGTTCTACCAAGCCTCCATGCACTTTAGCATGGCAATTCATACAAATGCATATGCACTTGGCTAGCTCCTTCTTGAGCCTGTCTACTGAATAGCGGTTCGCGCCGTCAGCAACGTTAAACTCTTTAGTTCCTGGGTCAATGTGATGAGCTACTAAACAACACGTAGTTGTTTCATCGCATACAGCACATCCTGTTTCTTTCCAGCTTTCCACCAACTTCCTAGCCGTATCTCTTCTACGTGCATCACTGCGCTTAGAAGCAGCTAGTTGCTTGGCACGATACTCAGAATCATTTTCGTAACGCATTTTGTTATACCTACGGTGGTAGGCTTTGCGCTCTTCTGGATCCTTAATTGGCATCGTTAGCTCACTTGCCGGTGTTTAGATAGTCACCATGACCTCTAGCGAACCGGCACTCACCTGTGGTATCCAACAAGTAGGGTGGATACGTAGTCTTGGATGGATCAAAGCTAAAGCACTTATCATCAACAGACCCTGGTGTGTCTGGACAGATCCAGATAACACAGTTGGCTGCTTGAACAAGCTCCACTCTGACCCACTGGGCGTTCTCGTTGGAGCGTACGAAGAGGAACAACCCGCTCTTACGAGCCTGGCCCCAAACTGCTTGCCACAGTTTGATGTCTCTTGGGTCTTCCTTAAGACGCTCACATCCGAAGTTGCCGCTGTACTGTCCCATGACTACATCATAGGTGTGTGTATGGTGCAGGACAAGTAGTGATAAGAAGGGTTATCGTTTGACTCGTGCTCTACTAACTGAGCTACACCCCCGGTTAAGGGGATGACGGGAGTTGCACCCGCGTCCACAAGTTGGAATTAGATGTATTCCTATCAAGCATTCCTGCGATGCTCCCCCTGGGATTTGCACCCAGACTCTTCAGAGTTTGAATCTGACGCCTTTGCTAATTTGGCCAGAGGAGCGAGATGGTCCTGGCGGGAGTTGCACCCGCACGCCCGTAAGGGCAGAAGGGTTTAAGCCTTCCGTGTCTGCTGTTCCACCACAAGACCGTATTTGGTAGACAAGGTATTGCAGAGAGTAGTTTTTACTGGGGACTCGAACCCTCATCTCCTGCCCTACGAGCAGGCGCATTATCCAGTTATGCTAAGCAAGCGTAGTTGGTGCTTGATGTATTCCCTACTGGCATTCTACCAATGACCTATCCGGGACTTGCACCCGGTTTTTATCCTTGAAAGGGATGTCTCTTACTACATAGAGGAAAAGGCCGAGGTGGCGGGAGTTTGATGCCAAGTTACAGACTAGTCTTTGCTAGCAAGCGACTAAGCTTCTCTCTTGGCCCCGCCATGTTGTCTCTTACATGAGAGTCACAGTCATCAGGTGTCCCTTAAGCGACGGCTTAGCCTTGCTCCGGGACAACGCAGTGAACTTGGCAAGCTTCTCTTCAGCAAGCCACATCATGGTCTTCTTCTCCCATCTTTTGAATAGGACTGATACCTTAACGTGATGTCCCTTATCTAGGAACTTCTTGGCCTGCTTTAGCTTGGTCTTCAGATCGTTCTCTGCCGTCTTAGGACGGAAGCGAATCTCTTTGACCTTGCGTGCCTTCTGCTTCTTCTTTTCTTGTGCCTTGTTAAAGGCACCTTGTTTGTTAAAAACTTCTCCTCATCGTATGACTCCTGTCGTTGTTGAAAATGTAAGAGATGACCCTAGGGGGATTCGCACCCCCGTTTCGAGCTTGAGAGGCTCGCGTCCTAACTAGACTAGACGATAGGGCCAAAGAGTCCTTCGTTACTCCCACGAGTAACCCAGAAGGACTGTATGAGCACAGAACACGTTGGTTGCCTGCAACGCCAGGAGGCTGCAACCAACACCACATCAAAAAACCCGTCGCTGAATGGCGGAATTGCACCACCGAACCATCAAGTTGCTTTGAATGTCCACATAGCCGTAACTAACTTGGCTTGATGTTCCCACGCGGTCCAGCAAGTGATAGGCTTTTCACCTATCAGGTCGATAACACTCTGGACGAGTCCGACTACCTCATCCCTGGCCTTCTGGTGGTTCGGGATTCCCCTCGGTCACCATCAATTGCCAACAAAAGTCCTGAGGGGACTTGAACCCCTGTCCTTTTAGTTCATTACGCTAAACGCTCTGGCCACACTGAGCTACAGGACCATCTCGTAGTGGGTTAACCATCCCTTGCAGGCACTACGATGCTCTCCCCCGGATTTGCACCGAGAAACTCTACCGTCTCAGGGTAGCGGCTTTGCTAGTTTGCCCAGGAGAGCTTAATGCAGGGAGGATTCCAACTTCGTTCAAGTGCTCAACATCACCAATCCTATGGCAATTGCTAGGTAGCTCTGTCGAAGGTCTTCCGACAGTTCACCACCCCGCCTGACGATGGAGGCCCTGCAATAGGGATACCAGGTAATGCTCCTGGCCTAGTCACCTTATCAGAGTGAAGATTGTGTATAAATCAACCTCGCGCACTTGCGCCTATCCCCATGTTGTGGAGCCAGTGATTTCCGCCACACCATCTACGTAACGACTTCGGGATTGAAGCCACGCATCTGTTGTCTTGTTATTGCACCCCATCCTGACTTAGCCCTTGTTAGGTTTCCGGCCTAACAACGGCAGAACACAAGCTCGGCAAAAAGTTTAAAAGGTAAACGCCACATACGTCAAAGATGGCGGTATTAAAAGTTGCCATCAAAGACACATTGTTTGTGCCACCGCCTTATACCGTCTGCTTCACCCACGGTAGTTCACTCCTACTTGTATTCCAACAGGACCACTGGAGGGTTGTGGACTCCACGTCTTTTTCGTCTAGCTCATCTTGGCTCCAGAGTTTCCTTACACCCCTATTTAGCAACAACGCGCAATCTTATTTGGAACACGTTATCTTCCCCTTCAAAGGAGAACGTCTGGCGAACAGGATGTAGTTATTCACACCACCAACGTCTTGACGGATCTTCTTGCTGTTTGACGCAGACAACAACTCGTTTCACCATCTAGCACGAAAGGTAACTATTTAACGTCCGTTGGCACTCTGGGTGGATGGATTAAGCCCAAGCCTTCTGAAAAGATCCGTCCCAGACTTGCACTGGGTTATCGAGGGTTGCAATCTCGTGCCGTACTACTATGGCTCACGAATCAAGTGGGTTGACAAGTATCGTTGAGAAATCTTACTGAGCCGCCACAAGACGTATGTCAGTAAGGTATATCTGAGAAGCAGTTATCTAGGAGGGAACTACTAATCTGCCTGTTTGATGATTTGACCAGTGGTTAGCCAGGCTATTCCACTGCCACTGGATTAGGCTACATCTTCTGTAACCGAGCAACCCGACTAGTAAGCCGGGGTCTATCGACCATAATTGATGTATTCCCAAACAGCATTCAACCCAATATGCCCATCACTGGACACAAATAACTCTGAGGGTTAGTTAGCCCTCAGAGCCATAGACAACCGAAAAGAATCGGTGTGCGACGTAACTATGACGGGTAGCGAAATCCGTGTAACTGTTCCGTATGACCCGCACTACCTTAGGGCCGTAACCGGTTTCCCAGTCAACGCCATCGGTTGTCTTTGCTGGTGTCGGGCACCAGCTTGTTTTGTTAACCCCTGCTGTCTCATCCGCACTTTCTAGGCTTTTCTCAACACGGGGCTTAATCCGCTGCTAGATTTCCTAGGAGTCTACATCTGAATCACCCAGGGGTAAGCAGATTCATCGGGCTCGCTTGGTATGCTCAGACCTACGCATTCCTGCCGAATTCAGGGCTTCCCTTAAGCAGTCGTCAGGGTCGCATTAACACCTAGGCCGAAGCCAGAGACTGCGTTAAAAAGATTGTGGCTGACAAGATTGGCGAGACAAGGTAATTGCTTACCGCCGCCCTTACCGGGAAGATGCTTTAGGTAGAAAGGAGAGAAACACCCTAACATCAACTACCGGCAGTGGGCTGACACTCTCCATCTACTAGAGATGCAAGGTTTACCTACAAGACGCTATCTTGAAAGCTCCTCGGTGTCTGTCACTAGCCCCTCGCGGGACATCGCTACCTTAGGACCGTCATAGTTATGTAATCCCAAACCAGCATTCAGCCTACGAGCGTGAAGGGATTTGCACCCTCAACCGCATGATCGACAGTCATGCCCTCTACTAATTGGAGTGTACACGCCCATTATGTTCACTTTTGATGCATCTGGTCTTTCCTTCCATAGGAGCCATCGGAGCTACCGATTTTGGCTTGTGAACATCCTATGTTAGTCCGACGCCCTATACGGGGTTCGCACCCGTGGCCTCTACCTTGACAGGGTAGCACTCTAACTAAGACTGAGCTAATAGGGCAGACGGATGGTTTTCGCTTCGTCGCAAGAGGCTTCTTAATGCCAAGTGCTTTCGTTTCGTCACCATCCTTGGATTGTGGCCGACAAGAGGTAGAAAGATGTTTTTTCGTGTGATACCACTTCACTACCTCCCGACGAATTGGGAGGGTCGGAATCGAACCGACGATCCGTCTTTATGATAGATGTAATCCTTCAAGGCATTCGACCAACGAACCCACAAGGATTTGCACCCTGACTTAGTGGTTTGGAATCACTCGTGCTGCTGTTAACACTATGGGAACTTGCTGCCGACAAGTATTTGATCTAGATATTTTGGTCTTTTTGCATAAAAGGATGTAATCCAAATCTAGCATTCGGCATCAAAGCGGATACTGGGATTTGCACCCAGATCGAGAGCTTGGAAGGCTCACAGTCTACTGTTGACGTATACCCGCAGAGCGGATGCCAAAACATACTGTCTTGGAGTGCCAGGATCCCAAGTGGGGGATAGGGGGGATGGGTTGTTGTTAGGAACCCCGGCAGGGTCATCCGCGTATTTGGTGCATTGACGAGGAGTTAATGAGATGTTCATGTTTTCGCTTATGTAATCCCATCGGCATTCAATGCTACTACGGGATCCGGCATGATCCGGTAATGACTGCTGTTACACGCATCGTTAGAGTACGTTTCACAACATCATCGCTCCCGCAAAATTACGGGCCTGTGTCTTGAACACAGAGGGATGGCTGCTTCGTCCTGCCTCTTGAGAGGGAAGGTCTCTGCACCATCACGCCCGCATTGGGCCGCCTAATTGTAAATGATCGACTGACTAGGTAACTGGCTGCGTTCCGAAGACTCTTCACCAGCTACTGTATCAAATGGCGGAAGTAGGATTCGAACCTACGGCCTCCGGGTTATGAGCCCGACGAGCTACCTGACTGCTCCACTCCGCGACGTTGTTTTGTTTCCTTCAGTGCTCCAAGTAGACCAAATCAGCTGCCTCCTGTGAAGCGTAAAATGCTGATTTCTTAAATACTTTGAAGCCCCCAAGTTATGTTTTCGTAACCCTCAGTGTAGCTGTCACCAACATGATGGTCAAGGAAAACTCACTTAATGTCTAAGAACTTGGACTCTCTATCCTTTACCATCTGTTGCCAAATACATCCTTGTTCTCTAGCGTCATCTAGCGGATCGTGCGTGTGCGGGAGCTTAGTCGGATACTTCTTCTTGTAGCTGCGCTTGTTACTCTTCTGTCCCTTCATCCCATGCATACCCATAAAGTAGCTGCGCATGTCAAGTCCAGAGAAACCAAATTCAGGCATCTCCTGCATCACATACTGGTAGTACCAGTAGACCCACATGAAATCGAAAGACAGAGGAGCGCCTACTAGGTAAGGCTTCAGCCCTAGCTTCCTACCACGCTCGTGGAGCCACGCCTTGAAGCGAGCGAAGGCGTATGCTGGATCCTCACCACGCTTCTCATAGTAGCTGTAGAGAGCCGAACAGTTGACCACATCAGTCTCAGCCTCGTTCCATGTGAAATCAGGCGTGCCCTCTGCTACTACCTTCATAGCACCAGGGACATCATCCATAATGATGCCGTCTATTTCAGCAAAGCAACAGTCTAGCGGCTTAAGCAAAGCCTTGAAGCCATCATTTATGTCATCGGTAGGACAGCACCCAAACGAAGGCATCCACCAAGGGCCTGGAATAGGCCCTGATGCCTCTACGTCGATACTGAAATACCTCTCACCCTTAGCCATTGTTTTTCCTTACGGTTTCCAAAGCTGCCCGTTAACTGTGATGGGAGCGCAGCCTATTAGTGGTATGTCTACTAGTTCAATCTCTACGTTACACTGACCCAGCATTTCCAGACTGTCGTCAACGTTTTTCTTCCAGCGGGGTGGAGTCATCTCCATACGCTGTTTGTGTCCGTATACCTTCTTAATCCCTGAGAGAATGATTGCTCGGGCGCAGTCAGAGCACGCGAACCAAGGGCAATACATCGTAGCACCCTTTAGAGCATGTCCGTGTCTGGCCGCAGTGAGGATAGCATCTCTCTCAGCGTGTTCGATGTAAAAGTATTTCTTCTCCCGGTTATTTACCAGTTCTGGTGTAGGCAAGATCCCAGGAGGGAACATGTTGCACCCATAGGAGATGATATCATCATCGACAACTATCAAAGCCCCATTCTTATTGGATGGATCTGGACTAAGGTTGGCGTAGTTATAGCACCGGATTAGGTAATCCCTATGCGTTAGCACTGGCCTTCTTCCTTCTAGTCTCTGCAGCCTTCTTAGCTGCTTGAGAACGCTTGATGGCACTCTGGTATTCTCTGGTCCTTTGACAGTTTTGGCACGTTACCTCAACCGCTGACACCGATGAGTTTAAACCAGGTGTGTAGTTGGTCTGCCAGCTGTTACACGCCATCCTATAAACAGATTTGGCGTAATTTAAGTAGGTGCTCTTGGTTTCTACAGCAAAGTGAACCGTCTTCTCAACGTTTACATCTTCACCGTTAGCTGCTCTATACAACTTGGTGTTCTTACAGTTCCTACAAGAGACGTAGGCTACGTTGTCCGTAGAGTTGTCATCGTGAATGTTCTTGGAGTAGACATTCTCACAAGCAGTAGCCTTACTGCCATTCTTCCTGTGCAAGAGGTAGTGGACAGTGTTAGCCGATGGTATGTGCCGTTCCTTAAGGAGCGCTATGCACTTATCTCGAATCTCAATAAGCTTCTCGGTGTGCGTTCCCTCAGCCCCTCCTAAATAAAGGAAGGTGCGGAAACCTCTGCTCATTTCAACATCAGACATAGTTCCTCCTAGGGAAGCATTTTACCGTACAAAGGCAAAGCCCCCTAGGATTTCTCCTAGGGGGCTTAACCAGTGACGGTTGTTGGCAGACGCACGTCAAAAGTGGAGGCGCGGGGAGTCGAACCCCGGTGTCTGGCTAGCCCAACAATGAGCTTCTACGTGTGTAGTTTCTCGATTCTATCCCCATCAGGTTCCAAGAAACCCAAACCTTTGATGGTTAAGCTCTGCGTTTCAAAAATTCACTTGCTTTGTCGAGCGGTCTCCACAAGCTACATCCCGTCCTGTCATAACCTACCCACTTCTCATCACACGGAATAACGAGAATCAAAATGAGTATCGCAAGCTACGCTTAAGCGACTGCGAGGGTGGAGCCGACCAACGCGTCAGCGTCAGCCATGCTCAGCCCTGCAGGGATGTCAACGTTATCGTTGGCAATTAAAGTTTTGATCGGATGTTAAGGAGCCTTCCGATCAACTCCTACACGCAACGCACCAGGTACTACCAGGTCGATGCCATTTCGCCCCCAAGTTGTGAAAGATCAGGAGTCGGCCTAAGCGTCGTCCTCAGTCTTCGTAGAGGTTACCACGTCAATGGGGTGTTCGCCAGCAGAAACTGTCTGACCACTAACGTCAACGCCTGCAGCAGTGTACTGAGCAACAGTCTGCTGTTGCACCTCAACTGAATCTGCGGTGCTCATGTGCCGTTGGTCAGCTGAGAAGTCCATCGATGGGGAGAAGCCCTTCTTGAGGTTACGAACGTTAGCGCTGCACGCAACGTAGGCATTCTGCACACCGATAGGACCAGATGTGTAGTTCATGGCGTGAGTGCCACGGATACCATACTGCTGTGCCTCTGCGATAGCGTTCTGGTTCGCTGCCAGATAGATGATCTGCCAGTCCTCGTTGTTCTGCTTAGCCTGGATTAGCTCCAACACAGCAGAGCGAGTGAACTCCCTAGAGGCGTTCTCGTGACCATCAGTTACGATAACCAAGACAACCTTCTCAGGCTTCTCGTCCTCTGGCTGAGTAGTAATGTAAGAGGATGTGCGATTGATTGTCTTACCGATTGCATCCAGCAGCGCTGTGCTACCACGTGGTTGGAAAGTTTCTCTAGTGATGTCAGGCACCTCTACGATTGGGATGTTGTCATAGACAACATCATACTCAGTGTCGAACTGAGCGTAGGTGAACCTAACGTTCTCTGGGTCTTCCTTTTGGTCAGCCAGGAACGCGTTGATACCACCGATAGTATCGTCTTGGATGGTTTGCATGGAACCGGAACGGTCCACAACCATAGCAATGAAGGTGCGCAAATTCTCAGTCATCAGTCTCCTCCTTAGGAGTGTAGTGCAGGCAGATTGAACACGACTTGAGCCCTAGGCTCCTCCTATGGACCAAGACGCACTCACCATAAATCTTGCAGGCAAAGACCTTTGCCTTGATCTTAACGTTCTGTCAGCCCCGGCATTCTACTATGCGTAGAATGTCCTCGCCTCTAAAAACGCAATCTAATTTAGGACGAGACCGTGGCTTCTGGTTCCCAGATTTCGGCATATGCGATGTCCACCTTCTTCAAGCGGGTGATAGCACGCTTAGCATCGCTCTTCCGAGAGTAGCCCTTGGACTGCGCTAACAGTGTGCCATTTTGATGGTAAAGATTCCATCGATACTTACCACAGTACAACTCAATTTCGAAACGAACAGCACTCATAACAGCCTCCAGCCAGCTATCGTATCACGCTAATCGAAAAATGTGTCAACATCTTTCTGCAGCACGTAACCCACGTCGTGTCGGTAACTAGTCTCTACGTACTGAGGCGTTGGTCTTTCCCCGTATGGGTGGATGCCGCTTGTATCAATGTTCCTGCTACAAGCCCACTTGGAGAAGTCCTGTAGCTCAGTAGCATCACCTACTAAAGCACCGCTGGAGGTAACTCCGTAGAAGCGGAATTGCATTCTTGGCCAGCTGCTCATTAGTTAGCTCCGTAGTATTCCCAAGAGGGGATATCAAACTTAGGGTCAGGATGGTCATCACTCCATGCCACACCGTGGCCCATCGCTTCCATCGCTAAATAGTGTCCAAACAACTCCGGGGTTGGCTTGCGGTAACGTTTACCAGGAATCTGTAGAGCCGCCCAATACATCTGATTGATGGTTGCTCTGTTGTTTTGCTCTAGTCTTCGGATGAAAGCTTTACCAGACCGTTTAGCTTTACGTGATGTAGGTGGAGCCTGGTTTTCAATAGGGCCTGGTTGTAACCCCGGCCCACCTTCTTCCTCTGCCCAGTTGGCCCAAGCTGTTAGGTGTAGCGCATCCGCAGCACCAGCCTGGGCCTCACTACGAATGTCATCTACCTTCCTATCGGAAGGAGCATAAATTAGAAATGCAGCGCCTGGTGAGTTACCTGCCCTCTTCTCAGCATGTAGCCATCGTTTAGCGTCAATGTCGCTGCCAGTCTCCTGCCATCTCCTGTATAGAGCCCTACTGCTGGTATCAGCTTCGAATAGGTTATCCCACTTCAATTGCATTTAGTGAATCCGCAATCTGCACACTGAGGACAGCCATCTTGGTAAAGGATGTTTGGGCTGTCGCACTCTACACAGTTTACGGATGAACGAACCTTCTGTCCATTCTTGATGTATTTCTTCAGCACTCTAGCGATAACCTTGTTGAAGGCCATCAGCCCACCGTCTTTACCTAGTTGCTCCACTAGGAAGTCAATAGGTGTCCCGTGCCGTAAAGCGCTAGAAATGAGACGCGTAGTCCATCCCATCTCAGGAGTAGACAAGGCTTCCACGATGTCATCAATGATAATTGAGTCACCGTTCTTGCCGATGTGAAGACGATATTTCCCCTTGGCCTTTTTGATAAGCTTACCGCTCTTGTAACGCTTAGGGATAGATACTGCCCCAGGAAAGCCTCCGAAGAATTCGTAAGGCTCTCCCTCTAGAAGACCAACTACAGCGATGTAACTCTCACCCTTAACAGTTCGGTGGAAGATATCACACTCAAGGTCAGCAGGACGTTTAGGTGCTTGCATCCTAACGATCTTCTGGGGGCGATCTGCTGTGCTTACTAGGGTCTTCTCAGCTGATAGCAGTACTCCGTCTCTGGATCCGTCTACGTAGACCGTGACACCTTTCAAACCGTTCTTCCAAGCATCTAGATAGATGTCTGCAACAACATCTGGTTTAGTTCCTCTGGGTAGATTGATTGTGGAGCTAATGCTGTGGTCGATATACTTTTGTTCGATGCCTTGAAGCCTCACCCTTACAGCCGAGTCCACAGCAGCTGCCTCTACAAAGTAGTCAGGGAGGTTATCGGGGTCAGCACCCGGAACATGGTCTAGGTAGTTCTGCACGTTGGCGTGGAACACATCGTATTCTTGCCAAGCATCTCCAAGATCATCCACGTAGTCTACACGGACATTATCATCAGAGCGATTGATCTTCTTACGTCTACGTCCACGGATCACATAGAGGGGCTCTACGCCGCTGGAAGTAGAGAAGCGGTTGAAGACCCTATTGGTCTTACTGCAGAGCGACACGGAGCCTGTGGGGGCCTGTGTGAGGCCCGCTATGTTCCTCCTACCGTGCTTGGCTACACGCTCCTGAATCTCAACAGGCAACCTCTTGATGAATAGGTTATCCTTCTCAGTATCCCAGTCCCAAGCAGGGAACGGACCACGAGTAACAGCTAGATCGATGCTTGCGTTATAGACCTCGTTGCGGAACACGTCATACAGACGATCTACGAACTTAAGGGCCGCATCTGTATCATACTTGATACCTAGCTGAGCTAACGTATCACCTAGTGCGTGTGTTCCTAGGCCAGTGCGTCTACCATCGGAGCCAGCCTTGTGAAGCTTCTTCCACAAAGATTCCTCGTGGGAGCTAGAGCACACAGACATGATGTTCTCAATACACTCAAGCTCTAGGTCAACTAGGTTGTCAGACATCTGCACTGCTATACCGATGTCGTTCTTAAACTTAGTCCAATCAAAGAAGGACTCACCACCTAGATTGAACGGGTGGTCTACATAACCAGTGAGGTTCATAGAGATGAGACGGCACGAGTCGTAGGGACTAAGGGCAATCTCACTGCAGGGGTTCGTGCTAGCTGTCTTGAACTGCGGGTACGAATGCGCAGGAAGATAGCTAGTCATCGTATCCCAGAAGATACAGCCAGGCTCTGCTGAGTTAGTAGCTGCGTCTCTAGCTAGCTCCCAGACATCCCTAGCTCTGACCATCCTCTTGATTTTCGGAGTCTTGCTATCGACAGGCCAGCGTTGCTCATACTCAGTGTCGTTTACTACCGCCAGCATGAACTCATCGCTGTAACGAACACTTATGTTAGCGCCGGTCACCTTCTTCTTATCAAGCTTCATCGTAATGAAGTTAGCGATATCCGGGTGGTGTACATCCATCGTGAGCATAAGAGCACCACGACGCCCAGACTGGCAGACCATACGAGTAACGTAGCTATAGAAGTCACAGAAAGACCACGCACCGCTGGTAGTCTTCGCTGCGTTGTTTACCTTCGTGCCCTCTGGGCGCAGAGTAGATACATCAAGTCCTACACCACACCGACGCTTCATCAACTGAGCTAGCTCTTCACCAGCCCTAATGATCCCCTCCATAGAATCAGCTGGAGAGCCTATCACTACACAATTGGATGCGCTCATTACTTGGAACACATTCCCAATAGCAGCCATGGGGCTTCCCTGAGGGACTATGCGTTCGAAATTCTGGATGGCGTCTAGGTAAATTTGGTAGCGGTCGAAATGGTCAAGACCATACTTAAGAGAATCAATACGAGCAAACTCATACGCCAAACGCTGATGCATATGGTGCGGGTTACTCTCTACGTAGTCTCCGTTCTCATCGCGTAAAGCATACTTGTCTAAGAACACCTTCGTAGGAAGGTCTGCTCCATTGAAATAATCGAGTGATGCTTTATGTGCTTCTTCGTATGTGAAACGACGGCTCAAGCTGGGACGGATCAAAACTCTCTTTGTGCTAACCATCTACTATCCTACGCTGTTACTAGCTGCTTTAACTTTGTTTTTGCTTTCTCCAGTAGACGTTTGGCCCACATAGCATAAATCCAGTCCAGTTCAAAAGAGATACTCCTACGAGCAGTCTTCAGCGCAGCAACAGCAGTAGTCCCTACCCCTGAGAAAGGGTCAACAACAAGGTCACCAGGGTTAGTGAAGACCTTGATTACATCCTCAAATAAAGCGTCAGGCTTCTTTGTGGGGTGCAGTATGTCTTGTTCCGTATTGTGGTAGAAGATGCCATCCTCGTAGCCCTTAGCTACTAGACGCCTTCCACACTCGCTACAAAAGCGCTCGTCAGCTAGCTCACCAGGGACGCAGCACTTCCGTGTTCTAACAGGAGCACCGTCCATGTGGAACGTCCATGAAGCTCCAGGCTTCACAGCGTAGAGAGCATACTCCATACGCCCTATGACACGTCTGCTCATGTTACGAGGGATGGGATTGAACTTATACCAATGCAGGGGGCTCTTAACATCCATTCCCAGGATACGAAGAGCCTCTGATATGGTGGTCATGTTCTTCCAGTCGTTCCAGATGACAATAGCGCCACCAGGCTTGAGAGCATCAACCGCAGCTTTAAGCCACCCTACTTGATCGAACCCACCATCCCAGGAGAAGTCGATACCGCGTCTTCCCATCGTATCTAGGTTGTTAGGACGGCTAGTGTTGTAAGGTGGATCTGTAAGGACCAACGCCACAGACTCTGGTGCGAGCCTTTTGAGTAGGCGGAATGAATCCCCGCAGTAGATGCCCTCTTTCACGACTATACCCTACATCCAGCCCAGTACTTGGGCTCAACATCGATGACGGCATAACCTTCATCTTGAACATCTGCTAATTTGGTTCCGTCTGGCAGTCTCCAATGAAGCTTGCGAACCACCTGACGTTCCCTCCCCGTGGCTAAGCATACCAGGGTAACTGAGACCTCACCAGCCTGGGCAAGCAAAGGTGAGCAATTCGGACAATACAAGGACTTACAGTTGGGTCGGTGGTAACGTGGGCCACCGCATCTACTACAAGATCCTACTCGATCTTTTTGCCTGTAACAAGATGGACAAATAAGTGCTGGTGCGTTCCAGCTTTCTATGTGGTGCTTGTCATCGACCTGACAGTGAGGGTATTGGCATTGGTTGCCTTTAGTCTCTTTGTTGCGCTTCTTCTTGCGCTCGTTGTACCAACCGTTGGCCTTACTGACAGCCCTGTTCTTCTCCTTACGGTAGGCAATCCTACAACCCGGAGAACAATAGAGACGCTTGTTTGCTAACGAGCCTGGACCCCAAACAATCTCAAACAACGCACCGCACTGAGGATAGTTGCAACGTCTTGTTTTCATCTGTTACCCCAAGCGATCCTCACACAGTATACCGTACATGCTGGGGCGGGGGTCTAGGAATTAACCCAGACCCCCGCCCCGCGCTAAGCTCGCTGGAAGGCGACTACTCTTCGGTAGTCACATCCTCGACGGTGTTAGAAATCCACTCATCGCGCATCTCATCGAACTGCTCCACCAAGACGTTGGTGAAGGCGAAGACAGGCGCGATCTTACCACGCCGCTTCACAGCCCGCTTCTCAGACACGTTGATGTTGAGGACATACTTGCCCCCACGCGGACGCTTGACACCGCCGCCAGCCCTGGAGTCGTAATCCAGGTCGAAGCCAATGGCCTCCAAGCAGCGAGCGGTAACCAGGAGGTGAGAGATGTCCTCATACTCCTGCACGTGGGCGTAATCATCACCCACCAAAGCGGTGACCTCATCGAGAGAAGGAACACCAGTCTCCTCGTAAGAAGAAGTAGTGGTAGTCTTGGGCTTGTTCTTGGAACCCTTGGGGCGACCACGACGAGTAACAGGCTCTTCAGCCTCTTCCTCTTCCTCGTCATCTACCTCAACGGAATCCTCATCCTCGTCAAGCTCCTCTTCTTCCTCTTCCTCTTCTTCCTCCTCTTCCTCGTCGGACTCCTCCTCTAGGTCGTCCTCTTCTTCTTCCTCGTCTTCCTCTTCCTCCTCGTCAGAGTCGTCCTCAAGGTCGGCGTCGTCATCGTCCTCAGCCTCAACCTCGTCTTCGTCCTCGTCGGTATCCTCGTCCTCAAGCTCCTCAAGCTCCTCTTCCTCAAGCTCCTCTTCCTCTTCCTCAGCGAAGCGACCCTGAGCCTCAAGAGCGCTGTAGAAACGCTGCTTAATGTTCTTCCGCTTCACCAGTCGCTGGATCAGGCTCTCAAAACGAGGGCTGTCCACCGTGTTGTCCTCAAGGAACGCTTCGAAGATGTCTCGAACAGCATCAGCCTTGGCGATACTGTACTTCTTGATGAGGGTGTCGAGCCACTTTGGCAGCTTAGTCGTTGTCTTACTCATAGTGCGTGATTGCTCCTCTCGCAGGGGTTTTCCTTAGCTGGTCCCCATGACCCGCTACGAGCAATATAGTCGCAGACACCGACAAAAAGGCAAGCATGGAATAATGAAAATAAGGAATATCAGAAGTTCCTAAAGGCGACTAACTTAGAGCAGCCTTCAGACGCCTTAGATGGGTTTCCCTGCTTACACCAGTGCGTAGACGATCAAAATACGCTTGACTCACTTGTCTAACCGCGATGGAGCACCTGCAGTTAGACAAGCAGCGGGTATGTCCCGATGCTGGCGTAATAGGGATGTTGAACTTCGTGAACGGAGATTGGGATGCCATGTACTTGCATTGAGGGCAGATCCTGTTGTCGATCTTGGATACCCAAAAGAGCGCATGGTTAGGAGGTGTTACTGCAACACGACCACTATAGTAGATAGACCCAACAGTAGACACATACATTCCAGTACGATGTGGCCACTTGTTTGGGAACTTATTGGTCTTGATGTCATTAAGGAACTGGTTGAGATAACGCATCTCCTGTCGGAACGCGCCTTCAACCCACTGGCGATCCTTAGAAGTAATGAGCTTGTTACCACCAGCTGTAAGGAAGGTAGACGAGCCTGTAGACCGTAGCCCTAGCTCGTAGCCTCTGTAGTAAGCGTCCTTCAGGATGCTCTTAAACTCCTTGGAGAAGTTCCTGAAGTTGGATCGCTTCTTCTTCTTGTAGTTATCAGTGAGGGCCAACAACCGTACATGCGTATCCTGCAACATCTTCTCCAGCTTCTTTCTAGCTGCAGATCGTGCCTTAGATTTACCCTTCTGGAAGGACGCACCTTTAGTGGTAGCGTAGGACAGCACCACGTCACGTTCGATGTCCGTGGCAACCGTACCTACAGCTTTACCCTCTAATAAGGTGGTTTTTACATCAAGGGAGATTCGAGAGTCATGTCCCTCTGGAAGCCCTTCGATGGACGGAACTTCAGCTGGACCCTGCGTGGTACAGTTACAGACTCCTTGAGTAGACCGCTCCAAAACGTACGCTCCTGAGATACATGAGGGGTTAGGACTCCAATACCGGAGAGCCTTACCTCGTGGCCATCCATAAGAGAATCAGCTACAACATCAAACATGTCGTTAAGGATACGATGAGCATCCTTCTTTGTGTAACCCTTCTCAGATAGAGCCTCAGTCAATTCTTTCTTGTTCATCTTCATCTCACTATCACACTTTCAACGGGGGTAGGGGGTTAAGAGCCCAATTGTCTGGGTATGTGTCACACATACTCTGACGAGCAAGTTTCCCTATCAGATAAGCCTCCATCAGCTTCTTCGAGTTTTCAGGGTTGCTTTGCACCAGCTGCACTAGCTTATCTGCATCTGGTGCAGACACTTGACCCTGGCCTTGAATGTCAGGAAGGTTACCCAGGAACATCTCAATGTCCTCATCGGAGAGGCGTAGGAAGTTCCTAAGGGTCCAGGTCATCCAGCGCTTCTGATCCATAATCTCAGCAGCTTGTAGACCTACGTTCATTGCCGTCTGCACCATATCCATACGTAGCTGATAAACCTTACTACGCATTAGCTCATCAAGGTAGGAGACCGGAGCCATCCCAATCTTGAAAGCGTTCTTTGGATCCTCTGGATCTATGCCCTTATACACCAGCTGAATAGCAATCATTCTACGAACACCAGAAAGAAACGCCTTTCTGATCGACTTGATTGTAGACGCAAACCGCACGCTTTGTGAAGAAAGAGTTGACTCTCCTGAGAGGATGCCCTGGCTCTCCTCGAACCCCATGTAACCTCTAGGGATACGCAAGGATCCGAAGAGCTTGTTGCGCTGGTATTCAACATCAACAATGTCGCTAATGTTTGGTGTGCCGTTCAGCTTCTCTACACGAGACTGTGAACCCTCACGAACAGGCCAGAATAGCTCAGCATCGATTGCAGACGGCTCCCATTGGGTTCTGAAGTCTCCAGAGCCTTTGTTTAGGTGCTCACGCTTCTTGATGGACTTACGCCACCTGTTAACGATGTCGTAAGCCTCTTCTGGAGTAGCATTACCAACATCGACGTAGTAGATCAGCCTGTCAGTAGCTCGCGTCATACGGTAGACAACTAGAGAGTCCTCTACCATCTTCAGCTGTTCCCAAGCCGTAGCGGCTGGGTACAGAATAGAGTCACCGTATAGGTTGTCTCGCTCTCTGGAAGGCATCCTGAAGTGAATGACCTCCCACGGACGCCACTTGATTTCGCTACTGGTCTTCTTGATGGTCTTGTTCTTATTACCCTGCGCGTTGGGCCTGAACCCTAACAGCTTACCGTGCTCTTCTACACGAGCTATGTTAATCGGTGGAGGGGACATCATATGGATAATGTCTCCGGTCTCGCTGTTGTGGGTAAGAGCTTCGAAGTGGTCACCGTTCTTAATCATCTTGCGAACAATGCCCTGGCCTTTCTCCTCCATACTGATCTGCTCTAGGAATTTCTTACCAACGCGAACTACATCAGCGTTGTCAGAATCAATCCAGATACTTGCATCATGCTCTAGGTCGTAGACAAACGTTTCCTCAGCGTACAGATCCAGCGCACTAGCGATCAACTCATACTGATCCATCCGGTCCCAGCTACGATACCTAGCAGCCCTATCCCTAGGGCGGCGGGTCTGCTGGTTGTAGTATTTCCAAGCAGCATCAGCACCATACTGATCCGGTGCTCCTGAGAACGGATGCTTGACCTGAGTGACGGCCTGGTCTAGGCCGAAGTATCTTCTTACACCGAAGAAGTCTAGAAGTCCCATGTGTTTTCTCCCTGTTGGACACCCGTAACATAGCCATCCTCGGTCTTTACCCTACGATTGAACATTCGCTTAGCGAAGTTGCCCTTAACAGGCTTATCGTGGTGGCTCGGGTATATTGTGTTGTCTTGGATGCAGTGGAAGACAGCACCAGCTACAGCATCAGATACGTCCTTGGACCCATCCTCAGGGTGGTCCACCTTGACCTTGGTCCCCTTAATGACTCTCTGTAGCTGACCAACCTCCTCTACGAACGGCTCGTAGTTGTACATTCGCAAGCGTTCTTCCATCAGTAGGTCTCGTAAGCAGTCATAAGAATCTGTCTTACGGTCAACAGAGTGTAGTTCAGACTTAAGCCCTGCTTTGTTAAGGTCTTGGATAGAAGACGCCGACTGGTAGCCATCATATGTTACTTTGCCAAATCTGTAACCGTTCCTTCTCAAAAAGAGGAAGAATTCTCTGATCGCAGAGATGTCTATCTCTCCTCCGGGCGCGGCCTTGACCTGTAGCATGAAATCAATGTTTACTTCTAGTGCTGCGACGTTGTAGTACAACTGGTCCTTAATGGTTCTACGCTCTCTACGCATACCAGATGAGTGCGCAACACAGATGCCTGCGCAGTCTCCGTTTAGAGCCAAGTCAACGTGAGCATACCTTGTACAATCAGGGTTTACTCGTGGTGCGTAGCGAGACCCCACTACCTTACAAACATCTCGTATCTTAAACCAGTCTGAAATCTTGGGCATCTGTGCGTAGTCAAGCTCAAGAGTCTCAACTGTAAACGGGTGCTGCCAATTAGCTGTGGAGCACTTGAGGAGCTTGGTGCGATCCTGCAAGTAGTTGGAGATTGCGTAGATAGGCAGACCAGCAATGTCACGAATAGCTTGGTCAATGTTGTTAGCGAACATGTCCATGTGCTCAATAGGCACATCAACTACCATCTGGTCTACAGGATTAGGTTCCTTCTCCTTCAGTATCCTAGATGGCTTGTACTTGTTACCAACGGCTACACGGAACGTATCACCGCTGTAGTAATCCGGTGGTCTGGTTTCCCACAGAGCATACTCAGACAGATGGACACCAGTCTGCCCAACGAAACGTTGGATGTGTTTTTCTAGGAAGTCCGTCTCTGTATTGCGGGATGATATAACGCAGAGCAAACCAGGCGTGTGCCCACGATACTGATACTGACCAGTAATACGAGCGCGGATTTGGTAGTAGAGCTTGTAGGCTTCACCGATGGCTCCACCCTTCATAAAGTTAGCCTCATCGATGATTACGCAGATCATGGCACGACCGAGAGCGTGAAGCTCCTTAGAACCAAAATTGACGCGAATACGATGAGGAAACTCAAGACGGTAGTTAACCTTCTTATTCCTAGGGAAGTACTTCTTGAAGTAAGGGGATGTATCCACGAACTGCTTCATGTAATCGAAAGCAGTTTCCTCAGCTTCAGATAGGCGAACGGAGAAGATACCAAAATAGATGGCAGTATTAGGGTCACCTAGACCTAGGTAGGTCTGTGGGTTCTTCGTGCAAGACAGAAGGTAGAGCTTGTAGGTACAAGCTACTGCTGCGGTCCACGTCTTACCTCCACGGATAGCACCCGTGAAGATCCACTCAAAGATATCAGAACCAGGCTTAAAAACGTTGTTAAGCTCCTCCATCCATACTGGATATATCCCCTCACAGGACTTGCCCAAGTAGAACGGATCTTTAACGAACGTCTCGATGTCTACTGGCTCACGGATGTAGTCAATAGAATACATCTTGCTAAGCGTGTCAGACTTACCAAACTGCAGCTGCTCTCTGAGCATCTGGATAGCCCACTGTTGTTCCTCATCAGAGAGGTTCACCAGAATCTTGGCTATACGGTCGGCATCTACGCCCTCCGTAGCGCTTAGAGCTTTAAGAATCTCTTCCTGGCTCAACATCTATTACCTCTGCGTCTGTATCTAGGATTGGTAGCTCGGTAGCCGTGCCACCAAACGCGTTCAGAAGACCAGCCACAGCGTGCCTGATAGACTCTCGGGACTGCGCACTAGGAACGTCCTCGCGTGCTAGTGTGAGCGACCTAGCGTCTACCATGTTAATTAGGATCTGCGCACCAGTTGTGGCATCCTCAGTGGACTTGTTAACGAAGTCGATGTCTTCCTTAACTAGGCTCTGCACAATCTTCATAGCTTGAAGTAGCTCACCTGTCTCCATCATGGCCAGACGCTCAGGACGGAACAGGTTGTCTTGTATATCATCTGCGATGCCGATTAGGTTAGCTACACGCTTCATCCGCTGCATAGCTAGAACCGACATGAACATACTGGAGCGGTCACGAGACTCTGAAAGGAGGTGTCTTAAACCGTCTTTGGACGAGAGCTTAAGCTCATCACCCTTCGTAGCCCAGTTAGCAATCTTGCCAAGAATCTCTTTAGGCTCTTCGCTTACTGTGGTATGTATTTCCTTTGCCGGAAGAAGGTCTCCTCCTTCCTCCTCTATACTTACATCAATGAAGTCGTCTTCGCTCATTTAGAAATGTGCCTTCATGTCGTTGTAGATCCGTTGAACGTGTATCTCATCTATATCGTAGCGTGCAGCCAAATCCTTTACAACATCAGGCATTATCTTTTTCTTCTTTCCCGATGTGCGAGCTTTCTCCATCCCAAGATAGATGTATGTGTCTCTAATTGCATCCTCTAGAACCCGCTTGGTTGGCACCTTCACGGTTGTCCCTGCAAATATGTCTAAGAACTGTAGTAGCTTTTCCTTACCAAAGATGTCATAAAGCTCTGGCAGCAAAGTGTTTTTACCCGCTCGTAATAGTGCTACTTGCAGGGCATCAATATGACTAAACGAACTACGATCAAAAATCGCAAACTGTGGAGTCTTCTTCGTTTTCTGTTTCCTCGTACTCATAATCATCTAGCACCGCCACAAAGTGCTCTTCCTCATTACCATACAGGAATGGAAGAGCATCACGCACCTTATACAACTCACTCCGCACGACAACTCGTGTGAAGTCCAGATAGAATTCCTGCCGCCTATACTCGATGCCATACTTGTTAAGCAGCACTAACGGGCTAGGGAGCTTCTCTTTCATCAACGCTTCTGCGATGTAACGGCAAGCTTTCCTTTCATTAAAGTCCAACCTAGTATCGTGTTCCACATAGTCGAGAACTATCTCCTGCATCTCAGAGATGAAGATACGGTGCTCGATGTCAGCAGGAACTGCGAATGGTCTGTAGTTGAAAGACCGGATGGACTTGTCCCCATGCTCTGGCATGAAGGTCTTGTAAGCTTGCCTGACGAGGTTCCTTCGGACCAACACCTTGAGCCAATGGGCTAAGGAGTAGTCAATTGGAAGAGACTGCTCTGCAAACTTGAAGATGATCTTGTACGCGACCGGATCCATTACATCAAGATCAAACGGTCTAAAGCCAAAGAGCTTTTTCCAGCCCCAGCCAACGAACAAAGATATGACTGGTATAGCTCGCTCTACGTGCTCAAATTCTTCCGTAGCCAACCATCTAATGTAGTGGTTACGGATACCCATCCCCAGCTTAAGGAAACCGCTGCCGTTACCGTCCTCTGCATAAGTGAATGGGTATATGAATCTCACTCATTCAGTATAGAGGTGTCAGGCACAAGTTGCCCATCCCACTCACCGAATTCTTCGGGAACAGGGGTAACCACTATCTTAATGATGCCCTTTAAGTTCTTATGGGGAGGGGATTTGTAGGCATCTTCTACAAAGGTATCAAGCTCACCATCAGGAACCCAACGTTTATGTCCGACTACCATGAAGTTCTGGCAATCGTCTACACCCCAGTGCTCAGCACAGGCATCCTCAACTAGCTTGAAAAAATCAGTAACATCCCTTTTACGAACATTACCATTCTTAAAGTAGAAGGATGAGCGTTCCATTAGGAACAGAAAGCATACTGCGTAGGGGGGTTCAAAACTTAAAGGCCCGCCACACTCTGCATCTGTCTTCTCTAGATACTCCTTTATCTTAGCCTTGAACGCCTTGTAAGCGGGCTGCATGTATCTAATAGGGACAGTCTTCTTACCCTTTCGCATGACACGAGTTGAGTAAGCTTGGTTGTGGCTAGCAGGAGCAAAGGGGATGTTATAGATCCTCCGTTTTACATCGCTCTCCGTCATTTGGGCTCATTTCATCATCCCCTTTATTACGACGTTGCCACACTGAGAAGTGGTTGGCGCACAGGGATACGGTTGCTCCGTTTCCCATCGTGACTGTTACGTATCCTTCTTCTTCGCAGAAGACGCATATTTGTTCATCACCTTGTCCCACTGTCTAAGCAGATCCTTCCAGAAGATGTAGTGCCCATGCCGTTGACCAATGAGCATGTATTCATCCTCAACGATGTTGTAGAGGCTACTACAACCCCAGCAACCTATCTGGAGTATTTCGTGCTTACTGTAAGCAGGCTGAGTCCACCCAGCCCACTTGTTCTCACAGTAGTCACAGAGGCGCTTCGCTTCTTCCATAGACTCGCTCTAGGAAATACTCAAGAAGGCCCTTAAGCATCTTCCCTACGATACCTCCACTAACGGAGTCGATAGGAACCTCTGCTCTGTGCAAACTGATGGGGTTATCGATTTCCCTCAACAACTTGAAGGTGACCAAGCAGATTGGCTTGTCATCACGAGAGATGATCTTAGTGTCAAACAAACTATCTATGTCAGCGATGATGGTCCCTGTGGTTCCATCATTCTTGAGATAGACAATCTCAACTAGCTTGTCATCGCACCCCTTGCAGAATGAGTAACGAAACCCGTGCTTTTCTAGGTTAGCATCCCTGAACGTGGAACGACCCATTGGGGTTAGAACCTCACGCTGAGGTAGGCTCATGTCCTCAGCTGGTCCTGCTATAAGCCTAGGAGGTGGGTGGTCGTGGTTGTGTTCAGTCATCGAGTTTTCATCCGGATCGTGTACGTGCATAGTTAGCCTAGAAGCGGGTTTTCCTTGACGTTAACTGTGTCATCGTCAATGGACTCTACTTGGTAGCTCTTGAAAGTAGCATTACCATCTTGGGTTCCGCTCTGCAGCTGAATGTTAGCTCCTGGCGTAGCCTTAACTTCTGTCTCGCCAATCTGACGACCCTCTAGGATGACCTTCTTTTTATCACTCATGTTAACTCCGTTGTTGATACACCGTTCTCTTGGGTTACGACTAAGATCCGCTCAACATTGTCCTTGACCGCATCCGTGTGGTCAATAAGGAAGACAGTCATGCCTTGCTTAGTCTTTTCTCCAAGCATCTCTAGGATAGCATCCGTGCCTGTTTCATCAATACAATCAAGCACTTCATCACAGATAAGTAAGTTGATCCTATGTCCTGTGACCATGCTGGTTAGGTCTGACAACGCAAAGTGAACTGCTAGATCCATCCTCCTCTGCTGCCCACCAGACGCAGCCTTATAGCCTGCGCCTCCAGTAGATGCTTCAATGCTCATCTTCTCACGAAGCTCTCCAGATTTTAGTTTCGTCTGAGGAGCTAGTTGAATTGCTATCTCACCATCAGAGATGGCACGGGAGTGGTGGTTCATACGCTCATTGAGGTAAATGATTACATCATCTAGTAGCAGCGACCGGATACCAGTGGTCGAGAAACCACGCTCCCAGAAGGCCAGGTAAGGCTCCTGAGCGAGCAGAGTGGAGAGACGTGACTCAACAGTCGCAAGACTCTTCTTAGCCTCTCTGAGGGCTTCCCTGAGGCTGTCTGAGGGTGCCAGGACGGAAGCTCGTCTCCTCTCGTTACCCGCATGTATCTGCTTGTTCTTTGAGATGAGCCCACTTAATCTGTTGACCTCGTATGTATGGCTCTGGTGCTCCTCCCTGGTCTTCATCCGCTTAGACTGGATAGCCTCTACTAGCTCCTGCTGCTCTTCTAACTGCTCACGCACCTCAAGTATCTCAAACCTGATGGACTCTGCAGCATCCATGTGCGCTTTATTCTCTTCGGTTATTTCAGCTACCTTCAGATAGACGTGCTTCTTAGAGACAGCCTGCTCACACTCACCGCAAAGACTCATCTCTGAGAGCTTCTTCTCTCTGCGTTTGAGAGACCGCATGGCGGATTCTCTCTCAACGAGAGTCTTCTCCAACCCTCTGTGCTCCTTATTGAGGGAGTTGTATTCCACCTCAGCTTCGGCAAGCTGGTCCTTGATGTTCTCAAGACGCTTGTCGAAAGTGTCGCCCTTCTTAAGGTAGAGCTTCTTCTCCTTCTCTAGCTTAGCCTGTTGCTCAGCTATCTCAGCTTGTTCGACATCAAGCTCAGCTAGGGCAGCAGCACGTTGTGTGTCTAGGTCTCTTATACGTTCTTTGTGGTCATCGATGTTATCCTTCAGGACTTCCATCTTTCCCTCAAGGTTTACCTTCTCCAGGCGAAGCTCCTTAAGCTTCCTCTTGGTCTCCTTCTCAGCCTTGTTGAAGATGTCCAGACCTAGAAGCTCCTCAAGCAGCTGCTTACGCCCTGTGTCATTCAGCGCGAGGAACTTGTCTCCCATCCCCTGACCAAAATAACATACATGCTTGAACGCTGTATATGAGAGAGGGAGAAGGGCTCTGAGAGTTATCTCAGCGTCTGTTTGCTTGAACGGAGTTTTGTTCTTTCCGTTGATGAAGATGTGAAGCTTGTTCTTGTTCTTCTTATGCCCACGATGACGGACAATGGTTATCTCATCCGCTCCTACAACTAGGTCTAGCTCTACCCTTGTTCCTCCCTTAGAGCGGTTACTGATTACATCATCGTGGGACAGACCTTTGTAGGTCTTACCGTAGAGGCACCAGCAGACCGCTTCGAACAAGGAAGACTTACCTACACCGTTAGAATCAGCACGCCCACCATCAACAGAGTAACCCAACACAAGGACTAGATCCTTGGCATCTAAAGGCACTTCCGCCTTCTTGATGATGAGAAAATTCTCTATTGTTGCTTTACGTAGTCTCATTGACCATACTTATGACGTGAACCTAACTGAAGCACTCCGGGCCATTCTACAACAGACCTCCGTCAACGAAGTGGTAGATTCTTTGGTAGAGGGTAAAGGAACGCCCGCAGAGCAAATTGCTGCTGCTATCGACTACCTAAAGCGAGAACCAGGAAGCATCAAAAACTGGGACAACGTTTACCTGCTCCTCAGGAAGTACGCTAAGAACTTGATAGTTAAAGTAAGGAAGCACGGCACCTTCTACATGTATGGGTCGCACGGATCTAAGAGCAGCATCATGCCTGTAGGGCCTATCCAGGGTTACTCTGCTTTGACGCTACACAGATGGCCAGCCAAGACCAGATTAAGATATGGCGACACCATGTCCGTGGGCGTTAGTCGTTTGAAGCAGTTCGCATCTGACGAACTACTTGACCTCAGCGCTTCCAAGTAGCGACTGTCCCATCTTTAGAAGCTCCTTCTTGTTGAGCCCCTTTGGGACACCCTTGTTCTTGACGTAGGACTTCATCGCTTCTTCAGGGTCAGCGTCTACCTTAACGGAGTGTGCTCGTGAGACCTCCTGGGTCTCCTCGCTGACTCCTACTACGGCTAGCGAGATAAGCTTAGGGAAGCTTTCTCTAAGGTCTTCCTTTACCTGCTTGACCTTCTTGACATCGCACTTGACCCTAAGGTGCATCCGCTCTTCGAAAAGACCGTAGAGCTTGATCGTCTCTAATCTGCTTCGCTGTTTAGTCCAATCGGCTTTGTGGTAGATGGTGGTGTGTGGGTTGGCTTTTCGGGTCTCTCGGATTGTTCCATCCTCATCAATCTCAAGTAGAAGTATTCCCCTAAAGCGTTCTTTAACAACACGATCAGTGAAATTATGGTGCAGAACACTGCCCACAAAACTAATTGGTCCAACATCGTGAGGATGGTGATAGTGCCCACCATAAATAGGACCAGAGAAGTCATCGGCATCAATCCCTATATCTGAATCATGTCCTGAGAAGAAGCTTGCTTGTTTAACGTCTAAGTGGATCAGAGATACTTGAGCTTTAGCTTCCAACTCCTTAAGCCACTTAGTGGCCATCGCTGGGTTCTTGTTGTAGGGCATGGCACCGAATACATCATCGTAAACGGTAGGCTTCCAAACAACCTCTAGTCCTTGATTCTGGAATGCCTCCAACGCGGAGTAGTCCATACTGTAGGCATCGTGGTTACCGGGTATGACAACAAATCGTGCAGCACAACCCTTGCACGCTTTCTGTATGATGTCCATGACCCTAACCCCTGTACAGAGGCTAGGGACATCAATGTTCGAATGTGAATCAAAGGTATCGCCTAGATTGACGACAGCATCAGGGAAGAAGTCCTTGACCTCTTCAGCGATCCAGTTGGCTGTTCTAATACACTCATCCAAGCGACGTATGGTTCTGCGCCCCTTGGATGAGATGTGATAATCGCTAAAGAGTAGAAGCTTGTACATCCCTAGTGGACGTGCTCACCTACGAGGTAACACCCACCACCCTGCTGATGGCTATGGGAGCAAACGAAATCGTCGCTAACCTCAAGGATCATTGGAATGCCGTTCTTGTCATCAGAGAAGGCATGGACTATCCCACGTAGGGAACCAATGGTCTCTGTTGCACGAACACGCTCTGCTGTGTGAGCGCGGCGCATGGCTTCCAGGTTCTTCTTGTTGCTCTTAGTCAGCACTAGATACATCAACACGTTGTTTAAGAACAACAAGGTGAAGATGCCTACTGGCTGGCTGGTGATTACGTTAACTACTTGTTCCCACATGGTTCATCCTCCAAATATCTCACAGAGTGCTACTACAGCCAATGGTATCAGAAATGGTGCCAATAGCGATAGCTGAATTGCTATGTCTTTAGTTCTTTTCCAGCCTTCCTTTACCTTATACCATTTGATGTGTAGAAGGAACCCTCCGATACCGAAGAACCAGAAGAAAAGGAACACCCACAAGAAGACTTGGAAACCGAAGACTACTGTCTCAGCTTCCATCATTCTTCTCAGTCTTTACAGGCTCCTGGTAGTACTCACAGTGAGGCCCATGCGGGTGGATGTACATATCTCCAACGCTGCAGAAGTAACCTCCACAACCCTCAGTCTGGCAATAGTAGATACCCACTACTTGTGCTTCCTAAAGATGGTCACCACGCGGAAGCGGTGATTCGTTGACCGCACAAAGCCTATAGAGCCTACCATCTCAAGCTCGTCCTTTCTGAACATCGGTAGAACTTGATCTAGCCATACGAGGAAACCGCCTGGCTTAAGCACCTTATTGCACTGCTTTATTACTAGGTTCCTGTTGCAGTGGGGCGTGCCATACTTATCGGCATCCTCGTTCGTGTAAGGAGGATCTGCGTAGATGATGTCATAGTGGTTGTTCTCAACGTGGTCCGCTAGCTCGTGAGCACTACACGTATACTCAGCACCGTTGTCTGGGTTCATATCCACACGGTCGTAGTCACCAAGCGGTAACGAGCCGCTGAACAAGTGCATGACCTCTTCGCAGTCAGGGAACATTGTTGTGATGCGTTTTAGATAACCTGCTGGGTAAGCTCCGTAGTATCCGCTACCTTTGTAGTTCTGTCCTCCGAACCACATCCCGTAGAATCTAGTTCCGGCCTCACCTACATACAGATGTGAGTCAGGGTATTGAGGAAACGCAGCAGCGTAAAAATCACATCGTGTTTGTAGGTCAAGGTCTTTCATTACTGCCTTAGTTTGTAGATGATTACATCACCACTAACTACCTCTGAGAATTGAAGTAGGTGGTCCATGTAATCGTCCCAGTTGCCTCCAGCTGCGCCACACCCAATACGCCAGGGAAAGGCGAAGCTCTCAGTCAGCACAGAGTCACTTAATTCTACCATGCTACTAAGACATCTCTTGAAGTACAAGAGGCGAGCCGAGAACCCATCCTTTTTTGAATCCTCAAAACGAACCTCTCCTGGGTAGTATTGAGCCAGCATGTTAACTACAGGCCGCTCTGGCTCCCCCCATTCTCCTCTGACCACTATGGTCCCCGGCACATCTGGAGACGCCCTCCCAGTGTAAATGTCAGCATGAGGAAACATCTCGAATACAGCTTTGGACAAATGTGCAGACCTACTGGTTACACAGTTAACCTGATGACAAAGATAAGTCTCCGTGGCCTTTAGAAGGTCACCATGAATTACTCGAAGCATTGCAGCATCTCAAAGACAGCCTCATACGTCAGGAAATAGATCCCAGGAGCCTTATTCTCTCTGCTGCC